GTAATAGCCTTTGCTCCTGCTCCACTTGCTGTTAAATTACCTTGTTCCGTTCTCCTCTGTAAAGATGCTGTATAACCTAACTGAGAAACTTTTATATCCTGTGCAGTATCATTACTTGTAAGTTTTGCTCTGAACTGAAATCCTCTTCCTTTATAAGTTCCGTTGGCAAAAGTTTGAAAATCAGTATAAGTAGGAGATCCAGATGGATTGTCTTGTGTAACTCTTACTAACATTTCAGCATTAACTTCTGTAGCTGTAGCTCCATCAAAATCTGTAATATCATCAATCAATCCTCTCGAATCAAACAAATCAGATGGATAAAAACCTTCTGTCAAAAAATGACGTTTAAGGTCAAGACTAAATACACCACCTAGATCTAAAGTATCTCCACCAGCAGTTCCTCCAAAATCATAAGTACCTTCTGGTACGATTCCACCAAAATCATCTAATGAACCCACAGCATCAAAATCTGTAATACTGTCAAATGTACCGCCACCAACTAAATTCAGTGTGTTCGTCGTCGCATCAAAGGCAACATTACTTTTTGTTCCTTGAAACTTAGGACTATCAGTATCTTCTCTTCTAGTTTGTGTAATAAGTGGAGCTAAGTTATCTGGTAAATCAAGAATTACACTTGTTTCACCTGCACAAAATCTATTTCCATCGTCTTGAAATTTTAGAATATATTCTCCTTCAAGGTAAGGAACTTCTGCTGTTGTTGTATTACCAGCTAACGCTTGAATTAAATCAGTGCTATTTGTAAATGTACCAGTGCCATCAGTCAAAGGAGAATGTCTGACATATACCCTACCTCCATGAGTAACATCTAAATCTGTAGATAAATTCCAACGTAATCTTACTAATTTTTCATTTATTGGTTCGGCAGATAGTCCAGTAACATTTGATGGTAATGCGGTTTTACCAACAGCATTGAAAGTTAAATCAGCAGAAGTCGCACTTGTCTGTAATGCAGTATTGTAACTGAATACTTGAAACTCATACGTTCCAATATCAGTATTGAATATTTCAAAATCAGGAGAAGAAACTGTTGTAGAGATAAAATTACCATTATTGAATCTGTAATTAACCTGATACTGCGTAACACCAACAATAGGTTGCCAACTTACAATAAGTTTAGATACCGCTTGATTATTTATTTCAACTATTTTTTCTTCAGCTTGTAAAGCAGCAGGAGGATCTTTAGGAAGATTCAGTATAGATACTGTTCTTGTTGGTAAGGTCGCACCATCTTCAATAAATGCGTACTTTTCATTTACATAAGATAAAGCTGTAATCGCATAATTTATTCCATCAGATTCTTCTACTGTTATTACTCTAAATTTCTGGGCTTGAACTGTATCATCTTGCAACAACCAAACTGTATTAGCATTTGGAGTTTGAGAAAAAGCAGAAGATACTGTTATAACTGCACCTGAGACACTTGATACTGATTTACTTTCAACAGTTCCATCAGGTAATATGACACTCAAAGTTGGATTATTTGTTGTCGGTAAATTAGTTGCAGCAGAATCATCTACAGTGATTTGTGTGGTTGTAGCTGAACTTACTCTTCCACCTCTTCTTACACCAGAACGAACAGGATCTGCTATTTCAATGACTGCACCAGGTCTAACAACAACTCCAGAATCTATAGAAGTTGCAAATGAAACTACTTCACTTTCATTTTGTTCTGCAAATAAAATAGCTTTTGCTAATCTTCTGGCCTGACCCCTCGATGTACAGGCAAATCCTTTTACCTGCTTAATAATTACTCCTAACTTAGCTATCGAAGCGGTATCTTCATAAACCTCATAATCTATCTCTCTACTATCCATATTAAAATAAGAAACAGAAATAACAGTATTTCTTGTTTTTAATCCACTTCCTGAATAATTGAATCCTTCTTCAGTTACATTAGCTAAATTAAATAAATAGCTTGCATCTTTTGGACTATCTTGTGTAAGTTGAATACTACCAGCAGACCATATTGGCATACATCTCATAACACCTGCTAATTCGTTTATTAAATCAAATGCTTCACTAGATGATTGAATGTTTACATTGCAACTAAATCTAGCTTCCTGTCCTCCGAATCCATCATCAACAAGAGTATTTGCAAACTTACTTGCAGTTACAAAAGAAAAAAGGTCAAGAGAACTCTCAGTTATATGATTGCCAAATCCATAGCGTGTGTCCAAAAGTAAGTCCAGTAGCACCATGCTTGGGCATGAGCACCATTGGGCTGCTCCGAGTACTCCGTTAAAAACGTAGCCGTCAGGATAAACAATACGACCAGTTGTACTATCAACAGTAGGAGTACCAGAACTATTTGCACCTGCACCAGGAATCCTTACTTTTATTCCTCTAATACGATACTTTCTTGTTGGTATTGATTGGAACTGCATAGAATCCAATCTGAGAGAGGCGTAAGCACTATTGGCGTAAGTATTGGAATCGTCAATTATTTCAGCAAAACTTGTCCATTGAAATGCGTCTTGTAGACTTGAATCTGAACTATCAGCAGTAACTCTGGTAACTCTTATGTCCACAGGAAAAGAACCAGTAAGATTTATTCTGTAATCTCTTTGGTACGCATCAGCAGTTCTTCCTGTAATCGTGTCAGAAATAATATCAGTAAAACCACCAGAATTATATTGAACAGCAATTTTTAAAGAAACGGATGATCCAAGTAAATCTCCTTTATCTGTTGCTTTTTGTATTTGAGGAAAAGTTATTGTTATATTTGCAGCATCAACATTTGAATTTGTGATCTGTCTAGTAACTGGAGAGGATTGAGTAACAGTAACTCCAACTGCTGTAACGGAAGAACTACTTTCAATGCCTTCAACTTTTGTTTGGCCTGACGTTCCAAAACGAGGGTTAAACGTTACATCTTGAAAATTGAAATCAGTTGTAGCTGGATTAGTAGAATCAGCAGATGATTTTAAAACAGGGGTATCGTTAAGAAATACATCTTTTAATGCAGCGTTATTGTAAGCGGTAGTTCCCTGTGTTCTACCTTCTTTTGATGCAGAAGCAAAACCTTCAATTTCTCCTTCAGAAATAAGATCAAGGAAAGTAGCAAACTGTCTACTATGTAAAGTATCAGGAGTTCTTGTCGGTTGAGGTGGAGGTGGAGGACTACCGCCACCAGAACCAATAATATTTTTTGGCGCGTCTGTCATGCTTGTACCTGCTGAGTATCAATAGCACCACTTATAACAACTGACCCTGTAATTATTTCTCCATAAACTATTGGAACGGGAGTACCTGCTCTTGATGTATTCTGCGTACCAGAAAAACTAAATGATAATTGTGGATCTTGTTCTGATTTAAACTCTTTTGGTTTTGGTAGAGGGAATAACATTTCACTTACACCCATTATTGTCAAACCTATTCCAAGATTCATTGCAAATTTCCCTGCAAAAGTAGCCATTTTCCCCCCAAAGACTAGTCCTTCTTTAGACATAAGAGCAGTAAAACCTCCACCTGCCATAATCGCTCCACCTATAAGCACAGCACCTAATAGTATTTTTCCAAGACCACCTCTACCAGCACCAGCTATTACAGGAACAATATGTATATCTGCCTGTCCTATTGGATGAAGTATTTCTTCTTGATCTACTGCATAATCACCAACTTTTACTTGGTAATATTTAGGATTCATATATTTTTCTACTTGAGGAAAATTATTAATAAGAAAACTAACTGCTTTTGTAAGACTATCTACCTCTATTTCAAACTCTTTATGACCTACAAATTCTGCAAGTTCGCCATATAATTTTAATTTACGCAACATAACGATACCTACCTCCTGTGCATTTTAACAACCATTGAGAATAAGGCTCTCTACAAGATAGTCTATCGGTTAAATGATGTAAAACATCCCCATCTAAAAAAATAGCTACATGATTTAAACCAGGAGATCCAATAGACATCAATAAAGCATCACCATTCATTGTTTTCTCATCTGGTCTAAGTTCTCTAAAACCAGTTCTCCAAGCACAAGTTTCAAATAATGGATTTAATACAAATTCCTCTGGAGTCGTAGGTCTGTCCCAATCTTTTAGTTCAATACCTTTTTCCTCTCTATACCAATCTCTAACCAAACTCCAACAATCAGTAACACCCCAAACCCATGGTCTACCTAATAAACCTGGTTTATATCCACAAGGCTCACAATATCCCCATTGTTCTGTTTTTGGATTAACAATATGCCACGGAAGATTACTTTGCTCACAGCTAATTTTATCTGCCTGACTAGGTGAAGGTGGTGTTACGGGATGACTATGAACAACTGCTGTTATTTCTCCAGTATTATCTGCTTTTACATAATCTTCTGGGTCAATGATAAAACATTGATGATCTGTCATTGAAAGATTACGACAAGGATAGTATCTTTCTTTTCCTCGAATATTTAACAATAAACCACAAGACTCTTTAGGATCTTGGTCTTTCGCATGAGCAAGTGCTTCTTCTTTCCAATTCATGCTATAAACGTACCAATCGAAGGAAACTCTGTTCTAGTACATTGTCTTTTTGGTGCTCTAATACCAGCAAGATCAAAAACAGCAGCTAATTCAAATTGTACAACAGTTCTATTTTCTGCTGATTTTCTGTCTATTTTATAAATTTCCTGCGGAAACTCTGCCGTAGGATCTGGTGTCCCAAGTGGATTTGTTTGGGTTGTAGTGGTTGTAGCCACTGTTTCAGTCGTTGTATTTGGATCATTCATAGTAATCGTATTTCCCATATTGTTTCCATGACTTGTACAATAATATCTCAAATCATTAGGTGCATCTGGGTAGGTTGGCTGGTAAACAACGTTTGCACCAGAACTACCCTGTGTTCCGTTTACTGTTACTGTTTGACCTCCTCCAGCATCAGATTTTATGCGTAACGGGTGTGTTGCGTTTGTATTGTCAGAAACATCAAAAGTATATGTAGAACCTCGTTTCATTGTTATTACAGGTTTTTGTACTCCATTAATAGCAAAAACATTATTACCACCAGAATCCTGTACAACTGTTACTGTGTAAGTTATAGATTCGGCATCTGCTGGATCTGCAATGGTTTGTGTTGTAGTTGAAGTTGTTGATACTTCGGGAAAGTTAACAGCATCAAGATAACGTGCCAAAGTTCTAATTCTGGTCACAGTAGCTCCCGTTAAATCATTTCCTGTTGTTACAGTATTTACATTTAACAAAATAGCTGTAATAGTTCCGAGAGCATTACTGACAGTAAGAGTAGGTCTGGGTAATTGACCTTTTGTAAAAGCAAAACCTTCTGCCTCTATTGGCATTTTTAAATATTGATTACCAGCCCAAATAATATCTCCGTTAGCGTTTAGACTCGTTCCATTATGAAATCTATACGTTTGTGCAGAACCATGCAAAGTTGCATCAGTTGTTAATGTAAATAATTCAATTATTGCTGAAGGGTTGATCTTTTGTAGATCAGTAATAATAGGAGCAGTACTCATGGTTCAAATACTTCTCTAAATGTTGCCTGTATTGTAGCTCTATTGTTATAAGGTATAGATTTATTCCATCCTTCGCAAACAAATTTTTGTGCAGTAGATTCTCCAGGTGCAGTAAAATCAAAGCTATCACTATCGTTTGCACGGGCATCAAGGAAGGTTTCTATTTCATCTGCTTCAACTTCCGAGACATTAAAAGTAAAATTATAAACTTTAGGATTCTGATGTTCTGCTAATCCAAATAGTATTCTATGTTCAAATCCATCAGCAAAACGAATTGTTCTAGTATTTGGTGCGGATCTTTTTTGTTGCCCATAAGTAGGTTTTATTGAGGGAAACGTAGCCATTATGCAAGTATTCCTC